ATAAACCTCGATTTCATCGTTATATACTTTCCATTTGCTCCAATTGGCTTGGACCTTACCTTGCGCAATGGTTAACGCCTTGTTAAAATCGTTTAGATTGGCTTGTCCGACCCTCCATTCGTCCCCGCGTAATTCTTTGGCGAGTTCCTTAAAACCTAAACGATTAAGGGCCGCGGCAACGTCTTTTCCGTCGCCAATTGTTTGTCGAAATCCGTTCCAACTTTTGGTCGCGCTTTTTACGAAATCGATATCGGTTTGCATTGCTCGCGCGCGTTCGTCGACCGCTTTTCGATCCGCCTTTGCGGCGTTGTTTTTTTGTTCGATTGCTTGTTCGTTTAGTTCGCGCAATTTGTCCTCCAATATTTCCTCGCGTCGGAATTTACGTTCGTTTTCGGCCATTTCCTTTTGTAGTGCCTCCGATCGTTCCTGGCTACGTTTCGCCGAAAACTCGGCCGCCTTTTTTTGGATTTTCTCGACCGCCGCTTGCGCCTCCCTTGCCGCCTTGGCTCCGCTTGCAACGTCCCACCAGGCCGCCGCCAATTCGAAAACCAAGTTAATAGCGGTTGCAAGTCCGATTCCTTTTAATGATTGGCCAAATTTTCGAACCCCGCTCGACCCTTTTTTTAACTCGTCGTTACTCGATTTAATCGCCTTTCGATAATCCAAAAACTCCTTGGCGCGGTCCCTTAATTTTAGACCCGCCATAACCGCTTTGTATGTAATAAACAATCGAATTGCTTTACCCAAAACCGTAATAATTGTCGATAAATTGTTGGCCAGGAATAAAAGGCCACGGCGTACAAGTTCGCCAATTCCCGCCCCCTCGTTCATTTCCAAAACGAAATTGGCCCAACTGTTTTTTAATTCAGTAAACGCCCCCGAAATTGTTTCGGTATTGGTTTTGGCCTGGTCCGCCGCGGTCCCTTGCGTTTTCATTGCGTCCGTTAATCGGTCGACCTCGTCCGTTAATCCAATTAAATTGGTTGCCGCGATCGCGTTTTCCTTGCCGAATACTTTTTGCAACGCCGCCGAGTCCTCCAATAATGGTTTAAGGGCCTCTAAACGTTTCGAAAACGGTTTCGATTCGTCGTTTAGGTCCTCGAATGAAATACCCAAACGTTCGAGGGCCTTTTGCGCCTCTTTCGGTAACGCGTCGGGCGCGGATAATTTCAACATAATATTACGTAACGCCGTACCCGCTTCGGCCCCTTTTAATCCTTTGGACGCCAACGCCTCGATTAACGCCGCGGACTCCTCGACCGATACGTTAGAACTATTCGCCGCCGCTCCAAATTTTAACATTGCGTCCGTAACCTCGGGAATTAACGCGGACCCCTCCAACGACGCGTTGGCGAGTACGTCAACAACTCGGGCCGCCTCCGAAACGGGGACGTTAAATTGGTTCATTGCGTCCGTTAATCTTTTCGCCGCGTCGGGTAATTCCAACCCCGAGGCCTGGGACAACGTAACGGCCGATTTGGTAACCTCGTTTAACGCCTGGGCGTTTTTGAGTAGTTCGGGACGCGCCGACCCTATTAATTGGTAACCCTCAATAACGGCGGCCGCGCCGCCCTCGACGGTTGTTCCTATTTCTCGCGCTTGTTTTTTAAAAAACTCCAAGTCCTGGCCGCTTGCTCCAGTAATGGAAACAAGGTTCGCGACCGCCTGGTCGAACTCGACAACCGTTCGGCCCGCGTCTTTTAGTAATGAGAACGCCCCGAACGCGAGGCCCAATTGCGCCAACCCCGATCGTAATTTCCCAAGGGCCGACGTATAATTCCCGACGTTGCGGAAATTGTCCCCGACTGTTTTATCGATACGTTTTAACGTTTTGTCGCCCGCTTGGGCCGACTTTGTAACCTTGCGATATGTTCCCGCTAGTTTGCGATATTCGGCCGAATTACGTTTGCCCGCTTGTTCCAATTTGATTAATTCGACGGCCAATCGTTTGGACTCGTTTTTGTATTCGCGCGTTTCTTTTACTAACTTTTTATAGGCGTTTTTTTCATCGTTTGCCGCCTTTGCAACCTTGGCCGCGGCCTTTGCGGCGCGCTCCTCCTCGGCGTTTAACAACCGTCGTTCCTTTAACAACATACGGTCCGTTTTTAACTTTTCCGCCTCGATCTTTTTTAACTCGTTGGCCGCCTTGGCTTTGTTTTTAATCGCGTTTTCCTCGGCCTTGTTCAGTTCAACCGCTTGTTTTTGCAATTGTTGGGCCTCCTTAACCGCGGCAACAAATTTGTTAATATCGGACGTATTGGCCAATTTGTTCGACTTAATTTCGGTCGATAAAAGGGTCGCCGACTCTTTTAACGCCGTGTTGAGTTTTCCAATATCCGCCAAGGTTTTCGACGCCGAATCCCGTACGCCTTTGAATAAATCCTCCTCGGCAATGTCCGTTCGTTTAATTTGCTTTGCCATACTCGTTTAATAACGTAAAATATTCGGTAACAGACGTTTTAAATACGTCGACGCGGTATCCCAACCACTTGGACAAATGGACCAACGATTCCTCGATCGACATTCCTTTACCGTTATTATTTACCATTGTTTTTAACTTTTCCTCCAATAACGAAATTTCCGTTTTCTTGAAATTGTCCCCCGTCGTTACAAACTCCAATTCCGCCAACGCCTTTTCGCGCATTGTTTCCAATAACTTTTTATACAATTCCGACAACCCATACTTTTCGATATATTGGTCGTAAATCTTATACCATTGTTCCAAGTCCTGGTCCGTAATTTCGGTTTCCAGGTCGACCGATTTTCGAATAAAACGCAAGTCGCCGTCGGTGCATTTAATCCAATTATGTAAAGGCGTTTCGTATATCGACGCCCAATATACGGCGGACGTATTCGACGAATCCGAACTCGACCTCCGTAACCAATTTTTCCAAATTTTCATCCGTTAACCCTAAAATTTTATCGTCATACCAAATTTGGTCCTCCATTTCGCCTGGTTCGGCGTCTATAATTATGGAATCCCGTAATTTTGTTACAAACATTGATCGATAAAACGCGCCCGTATCGTATAACGTAAACGGCGTTCCCGCCTTTTTGCGCCCTCGGCTTATCTTTTCCGTTGCGATCGAATACAACCCGATAATATCGCCGTCCTCGTCGACCCCTTGTCGGAACAATTGGTCCTCTTGTATCCAATCGCGTATTATTTGCGCCTCCAATCCTGGCGTTATTGCTTCAATCCACGCTTGCGCCTCGTCCAATAAAAGGGCGTTTCGCAATGTTTCGCCAATCCTTGTTTGTAATATTTCCGCGGACATATAACAAAGTTAAGAAAATAGCAAATAAAAAACGCGCCTTTTATCGGGGCGCGCTTGTTTTAATCGTTGTTTGTGCTTTTTTTCTTTTTGGGGTGTACCTGGTAAAACGCTTGTCGGACCACGTTTTCGGGCATTTTTTTAAACGCCTCTTTGGCCGCTTTTAATGTTTTGCACTCCTCCAGGATTTCACGGTTAAGGCCATAACGGCCAATAATAATATTTCCGTCCATAATTTATTGTTTAATTGGTAATTATTGAACCCAAATATAAAAAAAACGCCCGAGGTTTCCCCCAGGCGTTCCAATTGTGGTTTATTGTATTACGGTAAAGTAACCGTCGTTTCGCCAATAAATCCGTTTTTGTTCGTGCTGATTCTTAGAACGTCCGCCGACGATTGTGCCGCGAATGTTAGAACGTACGAACCGTCGGGGCCTTCCGTTACTCCCGTAACAGTAACCGCCGCGACCGTTGTTTCGTTAAAAATCGTCCAATCCGTCGGATTAGTCGCCCCCGTGTAAACGATTTTGTTTAGCGCGGTTCCGTACTCGAATTTCGCGTCGAACGATACGTCGTCGAATGTTGCCGCCCCAACTACGTTGGTAAAGTTTACATCGACTAAACCTTTTAACGTCGTAAAAAGGATTCCCGCCTCCTCCGACGAAATTTGGTACATTGTCGACTCCTCGAAAAGGCGGTCCCAATCAAAGTTTAACATAATTTTTTGGACCTCGGTATCCGTTGCAAACATAAATTTAGGGTCCCACGACTCGTTATCCACGGGAATAGGATATAAAAATCCGTTTTCCTCCGAACCAATCAAGTTTCCGTTAATGTCAACAATAAAGATTCCGAACTCAACGCAACGCGATTTTTCCAATTTTCCAAGGAACGTTGGCGTACTATCGTCGGCCCAAAATTGGCCCTCCAACGATCGTTTACCCTGGCGTAATCTCGCCATACGGCCCGACGCCGCCTCCTCGAATTGTGTATCCGCCTTTGGAACCGTTACGTTTTCCATTGGTGGCAACGGGAACCAACGTTTACTTGCGTCCGACTCGTTAACCAAGTCGTCCCACGTTGGCAACGCCGCGTTTAAATCAATTCCATTTCTTGTACCGTCGTTGGCCGTCAAAGGGACCAAAATTAACGACGAAACAATCGAGAACAAAGGAACGCAACCAGGGCGGCCCGTGTTCGCTAATCCAGCATTACAATCACATCCAATCATAATATAAAGTATTAAAAGTTTTTAAATTTAAATTTATCTAACATTTGCAATTTGATTTGTATTTAACGAGGGTTAATTGCAATTCGACCCCCGACAAATTGGCGTCCAAAATGTTTTGGACGACTCCTTGTTCCGTTTCGACTCCGAAACGGGAAAACGTGTTTAATTGGTATTCGTCCGTTACTGATCGCGGGAACGAACGGTCGTTGCGTATAACGTCCAAAAAGGCCTCGGCCAATTCCTCCATAGGTTCCACAACCTCGCGGCGGTGGTCCTCGGTGTTATATTGGGTCGGGTCCGTTTCGTCCAGGAAAAAAATACGTAAATCGGCCGAGAACTCGCGAACGTCGCCTCGTCCAAATTTTCGTTTACGGATTATTTCCAATAGCCAAATTAACGGCGTTTTTTGGGTTAAATCCCTGGATACTTTTTTCCATTCTTTGTTTGTCGCAATCTTTGTTCCCGTAATGTAAAACGGGGACGGCAAAAACGTTAAACCGTCCAACGGTTCCGCGGGTTCGAATTGCGGTTCGGCCGTTAACGACTCGCCCGCCTCTTTTCCCGTTAATAGAAACTCGTTCGACGCCTCGTCCTTTACAACCTTACCAATACGCGCCCAGGCGGTCGAACAATACTCGGTTTTACCCGAGGTTCCGTTGTATTCGCCCGTTATTGTCGTGTTGATTCGGTCGACGATCTCTTTAACTGTTTTTGTTATATCCGCCATTACAACCAATAATTAAAATATTTCGCGTTCCCGCTAAAGTTCGGATATTCGGCGGGGTTCTCGATACAAATTTCGTATTGAATTGTTCGCCAACTCTTTACGGCGTCGTTATATCGTCCATACA